CTGCAAGGCAAACAGCTGCGCACGAATGATCTCTGCTTCCGGCTCCATCCTCTCTCCCTCCGTTCTTTTCTATTGTAGCAGAGCCGTATGGAAAAGCAAGGCCGTTCCGGCATTCTTTTCCGGTGCTTTAAGGAACATACAAAAATTGGGCTGGACATTTGTGCCGGAACATGCTATAATATCGTTCGTAAATGCGGGCATCGTACATCGGCTAGTATATCAGCCTTCCAAGCTGAGGAGGTGGGTTCGATTCCCATTGCCCGCTCCACTAAAAAGAGCCTAGATTCGTTGAAATCTAGGCTCTTTTCTTTTGCCATAACACACTATTTAACACACTTTTGATTTTCAGTGTGTTATCAACCTGGCTTTACCTCGATATGCCAGCTCTGTTTTTCAGGCGGCAGCGGTGCGCTCTCTTTGTCGTGGTTCCAATGCCGGTCAACGTCGCACAGCTCCAAAAAGCCATCTTTCAGGCGGTAACAGGCTTCTTCATCCGGGGCAGTATGGCAGCAGGGGCATTGAAAGCTCTCGTTTTCCTCGCTGTCTCTCCATAGCTGCCAGTCATAGACAACAAAAGTCTTTTTGCAGTTCGGGCAGGTCAGATGCATTTCCAGCATGATTTTACGCTCCTTCGTTCTTGTTGAAAATAAGACGGTCAAGGCTGTATGCAACGCTGTCTATGGTGTGATTGTCCCGATCTGGCACACTGGGCAGGAAATTGCCGTCTTTGTCCGTGTCGTACTCGTATTGCGAGAACTCACGGTAGATGTTGGGCGTGCGCCGGGGGTCAACTACAAGCGTCCGCTTCTGCAGCCACTTGATGCGGTAGTTCACACAGCCGGGGCGCTTGGTACAGGGCCGGGCCTGCAAGCCGTATGTGCGTAGGTCTGTAATGCTCTTGGGTTCGGCACAGTCGCAGTAAATAACCTGTTCCGGGGCCGTTTCTGCGCCTGTGATGGGGTTCTTTCTGGTTTCTCCCACATGGTCAAGGCCGTGCGCCCTGATCTCGGCGGCAAGGACTTCATTTGACAGGCCGCGCTTGTAAATCTCATCCGCAAAATAGATGGTTTCGGTGCTGCGGTCATAGTACAGCGCCACAACGGCAGCAGGGTCAGACGCAAAGCCAAAATCAACACCAACATAGCGGTAACACTGCATTGCAAGCTCTTCGTCCGCGATCTCTCGCACTTCCAGCGTGGTGAAAACCTCGCCGCCGCTGCCGGTAGGGATGCCCAGATACTCATGATCGTACACTTTGGGATTCAGAGCTTGGATGCGCTGCGCTTCGTTCAGAAACACCTCTCCCAGCCATTCAGGCGGCACCTGGGTGTAATCCGTGTGCAGGGTCAATGCTTCCTCGTTGGGCTGCTGGATGAACTTATTTGCCCAGTTGTTCAGGGACACAGGCGGGTTGAAGCTGCGGAACACCACAGGCTTACCGCCACGGCCCACGGACTGCATCACGCTGCGGACAAAGTTTTCTCCGAGCAGCTCGGAAAATTCCTCGAACCACACCCACCGGAAAAAGCCCTTTGCAGGCTTGATAGACTTGATCTTGCTGTTATCGTCCAGCCCGCGAAAGATGATCTGTGCGCCGGTGGGCAGGTAGGTGCAGCGCATGGGCGACACGGTGCAGCTCCACAGGTCAGACACGCCCAGCGCGTCAATAGCCCACTGGATTTGTGCAAACACGGATTCCCTCAAGGTGCTGCCCCACCGCCTGAACACCACAGCAGAGCCGGTGCCGGTGGGGTCTTTCTGGATGCCGTCCACGATCTCCAACGACACAAAGGACGATTTGCAGGAGCCGCGTCCACCGGGAAGATTGTAGTAGGTGTGTGCATCGGCGGCTATATCCTCATGGATAGCATGGTATACAGCCGCTTCGTGCTCGGTGGGGTCGATGCCCTGCACGCGCTCAAACGTGGCTGCTCTGGCCGCTTTCCGGGCCTGTAGTGCCCGGATGCGCTTTTCCAGCCGGTCAAGCTCCATTCGCTTCTACCTCGTCCAGCAGCTTTTCCAGCTCTGCCAGCTTCTTCTGCTGTTCATCAATGCGGATGCAGTTCAAAACGGCGTTGCAGCAATTTGTGATAGCCGTTGCCCGCTGCGGGTCGATCTCGTTATTCAGCAGCATATTTGCGATCTTGGACAGCGTGCGGCGTACCTCTGCGGGAGTTGAAAGTTTGATCTTCAAATATACTCACCTCGATACAAAAAAGGCGCACAGGTCAGCCCCGTGCGCCCAGATGATGCCATATCAGGCGATTGCCTGATAATAGATAGCCTTTGCCTTATTTTCCAGAACAAACGCGTCGTAGTAAATACGGCCCTCCACCAGACTGCCGGACAGGAAAGGCGGGTCAAGGTGAATCTTGTACTCTGCCAGTTTGACCGGGGCCACGGTAGCCACGGGATGCGCGATCATGAAGCCAAACTTCGCGGGCAGGCGGTTAGACGCGATCTTGACCACGTTCAGGCCGTCCAGCTGGGCAATAACGCCCTTCTTGCGCAGTTCTGCACCGATGTCCTGATTGTCGAAGGTGGCCTTAGACTGCTTCAGGAGCGTGTAGGCGGTCGGGGTCAGAATGAGCACACGGTCAGATGCGGGCACCTCTGCATCATCCATCTGAGCGTTTGCCGTGATGATCTCGGTATAGATGTTCTCAGCGGTCAGGGCCTTTGCATCGGGCAGGATGCCGGCCTTTGCGGCCATCACGCTGTAAACATAGGAGTCGATCTCCGGGAACACCTTCTCACGCTGCTGGCGTGCCAGAGCGCTGGCAGCCGCGACCTGCATCTTGGTTTCGTCCGTGTCCATCTTGTCCACCTCGAACGTGAAAGAACGGTCTTTGGTGATCGTGAATGCCTCGGTGGTGGCCTGCAGGGTGCTGATCGTGCCATACTGGGACTTGTTGCCGTCCAGAATGGGGCCATTGCGGTTGAAGTCCTCCATATCGGTGGTTTTGACCTTATACAGCTTGATGGTCTTTGCACCGTCAAAGCTGAAATCCTTGTTGGTTACAAGGCTGGTCTTGCTCTCGGAGTAAAACTGTTCGTCTGTATATGCCTGGAACTGGGTTGCTAACTCAATAGCCATTTATAGATCCTCTTTCAGTTGTTCAGACCGAAAGCCCGCTTTAACTCAGCGTCTTTGTCTTTGCCCTGAGAAAGCCACATCGGCGGGGTGTCCACCTTTGCGCCGGTGGTCGTGGTGGTGACGGTGTACCCGTTGCCGGTGACGCTCTGCACCGCCTTTACAGCGGTCTTGAACGCTTCCGGGTCGGACGTGTCCAGCTTATCCAGCAGCGCCGCGCTGATATGGTTATCAGCCAGATACTGCTTGCAGGCTTCCCGGGCTTCCCACTGGCTGAAACGCTGGCTTTTGGCTTCCAACGCTTCCTCGCGGGCTTTCAGATCTTTTTCTCGTGCGTCAAGGTCGCCCACGCGCTCGGCACTCTTGGAGCGCTCACGGGCAAGCCGATCTGCAACGATGGTGTTTACTTCGGATTGTGAAAACATCCGCTCAGAGCCGTTATTTTCGGGCTGCTGGGCGGCGCTGGGGGTAGTGGTGGGATTCTCCATTGATAGCACCTCATTTTCCGTATGAGTAGACGTAAAAAGCAGCAGGCGGCAAACCTTATGCCGCGCATGGTGCACCGGAGAAAGGAAAAGCCCGGTGCAAGGGGTATGTCCGCTCCTGCAATGCTGGGCGCTCTGATCGTGGGTCATGGCACACCCACAGCCAGACCGTGCAGCAAAGAGCAGTCAGGAGCCGGACGGCGCTAAAAGCCGCCTGCTACGCTCAGTATACCACAGAATGTTGTGAAACGCAAATATAATGCTATGAAATGTCATTTTATTGCCACATTGCGTTTTTGCTTGGACAGCATCAGGCTGTATTGTCCGTAGGTCATGCCCATAGCATCAGCCATTGCGGCAGCTTCACCCATTGACAGCGGTTCGCCGTGTTCCGCATGGTATGCGGCCCATGCCAGAGTACGGACGCGGGCCCGTTCCTTTTCGTCCTGGGCTTCCCATGCTGCACATTCAAGGCAGCGGCTTTCATTGGCAAAATGCCACATCACAGCGCCGCATACAGGGCACTTCTTGAGCTTCGTTTTCGTCATGGTATAGAATGACCTCCGGCAAATAAAAAGAGCGCACAGCGGCTTGCTGGGCCGTCATACGCTCTCAGGGGTGGGGGTGGTGCTATGCACTCAACGCACCACCGTTAAATTTTACTCTTCGTAATAGGTCAAAAGAGCGTTCGTATCACGCTGTTATTGTACCATAAAACGGACTTAACTGCAAGAATTCGGCCTTGCAATGTCATTCTTCGGCTTCTTCTTTCTCGTAGTCGTCCAGCCATGCTTCCACAGTAGGAATGTTCATCGGCGGCGGGGCAACAACGGTGTTGGTCGCTGCATCTGCGATAAAGAAAGTGAAAGTGTGCTCGTCAAAACGGACGTCCAGACCAAAAGTATGGGCACGCTTCATCTGCTCAATAAGCCGGATCATCCCTCGCTGTTCGTCCTCGTCCAGCTTCTCAAAAGCCACGCACAGGGCTTCTATAGATTCTTCTCTCGTCATGTTGCACACCCCCTTACCGGATGCCGCTGAACCACATCACAGCGGCACCGAGGAAACAGACCAGCGCGAACGGTGCCACGCACGAAAATTGATAAGCGGTGTAACCAAACATTGAAAATCCCTCTTCTTTCTGCTAAAATGAGGGCGGGAAACATTACTGCAATGCGTTGTCCCGCCACTTGCCGCCCGTCCCTGTTGGCGCAGGGAAAGGCGGCTTTCTGTTTGTCGGCGGTCTTGGCTTACTGCTGGTTCAGGCTCTGGGTTTCCACCTTGATGATGGGCGTGCCGTCAACCAGTGCGGGAGTGATGCGGAGCAGGGTGTCAGGGTTCTTGCCATTGTAGTCAAGGAAAGTCAGCTCCATGCCCTCGCTGGGATCCTCTGCTTCCATGCCGCTGGTGCTGCACATAAGGCTCAGCTTCTTGTCTTCCAGCAGCGTGGCCACGTCCGTCATGGTCGGGTTGTCGTTGACGGTCTGGGGCCGCTGCTCCTCGTCACAGATGAATGTGCCGATCACAGAGCCGTCCGGCATGATGGTCAGCAGATCAGAGTAGCCCTCATAGGCGCTCTCAAAGGTCAGCAGGGTGTTGCCCTTTGCATCGCGGGATGCGTTCAGCAGCTTCTCGCCGCTCAGGCACTCGCCGATGGTGTCAGTGCTGGCGGTGTTGAAAAAGTTCTTCATTTCGTTCATGGTAAAATCCTTTCTGTGCCCTACGGGCACGCTCAAAATATTAACACGGCCATTTAGGCCGGGTCGGCTTAGTTGGTGCGGGTCATACGCTCCACATAGACCCAGATCAGGCGCAGTTTGCGCAGGTCTGCTTTTTGCAACAGCTTGGTGATAGCGTCGATATAGCCGGTGCGGTTGATGTCGTTCATGTGTTCACCCCCTTCCATTGCCACAGGTGGCAACAGTAAAACGCTGGGTCTTGGTATCAAAATCAAGGTACGGATAGCCTATCTCGCCTTCCTTGTTTTTGCTTATAGCGCTGTAATATTCTTCACCGTCAGCGGACAGCAGCAAGATTGCGTCTGCGTCTTGCTCAAGCTGCCCACTCTCGCGCAAGTCTGCGTTTGTCGGCTCTGCATGGGCTGCGTTGCGGCTCAACTGTGCCAGCGCGATCACAAGAACGCCCGTAGTCTGTGCCAGCTCGTGCAAATCCATTGAAAGCTGCGTCACGGCAGTATAGCGATCTTTTGCGCCAGCCTGCCGGAGTAACTGCAAATAGTCAATGAAGATCACATCCGCTTTCATGCGCAGGGTTTGTGCCTTTATCCATGCCACGCCCTGACCGGCAGCGGAACGAATGTAGAGCTTGTACTTTTTGCAATCTGCCAGTCGGTCAAGGTCGTTCATGCTCACCGTCTTGTTTTTGACAGCGTGCAGCGGGGCATAAAGGCGGTTTGCAATTAACCGTTCTGTCAGGGTCTTTTCATCTGTTTCCAGTGAAAAATAGCATACACAGTGCCCAGCTTGCGCCATATTTGCCGCGATCTGCAATGAAAGCGCTGTCTTGCCTGCGCTGGGTCTGCCGCCGATCAGAAAATAATTGCCGCGTGCCAGATGCAATGTATTCCCGTCTTGAAATACCGCGGCTTTTCGTCCAGCTTGCGGATATAATCGTCAATGCACTCGCCCAGGCTCTTAAAATCGCCTTTTTCTGTGCTGACGTTCAGAGCTTCCCCCATTTGCTGGTAAAGGTCGGGAAGATCGGCATAGCTCACAGACGCGCCCACGGCCTGCATAGCAAGCTGCTGAAAACGGTCTTTTGCTGCGCTTTCAAGGATTGTGCGCGTCCATTCCTCTACCCGCTCACGGGTCAGCCGGACGCACTCACTCTCGCAAAGCTGCACACAGGACAGCACCGTTTGCTTTTCTGCCGGATACCGGGCAATAATCTGAACCGCGTCCAGTTTCCCGGTAGATGTCCAAAAGCCTTGCACGGCGGCAAAGGTCGGTCGCAAGTCTTGCCGAAAGCATTCAATGCTTAACTCCGGCAGAGCATACGGTGCAAGTTTGTCCTCGATCAGCAGAGCGCCGATCAGGACACTTTGCGTGTCCAGCTCCATCATAAAATCACCTCAGATCCTTCATACGCTTGTTACTGGCTGGTGTTCCAGCCTGCTTCTTTTTGTCCTCGTCTTGGAAATACCACTTGCGCAGGGTCGCGGCATAGTTTCGATACGTCCGGCCAGTGCTTTCACAGTGGCAGGACATTTTGTCAATTAAGCGGGGCAGTTCCGGAATGGTTTCACTCAAGCCGGTATACTCTTCATCGCTCAAAGGCACATTCTGATAACAGCCGTAGAGCTTGCGCGGGGCGCTTTCCATCTTTAAGTTAACTATTTTAGTATGACTTGCTGTCCGTTTTTGGACAGACCCGGTGTCTGTTTCCAGACAGGGGGGTGTCTGTTTTTGGACAGGGGGAGTGTCCGTTTTTAGACAGGGTTTAGATTGACTTTCAGGAGAATCCGGCAACTTTAAGTAGATGATATTTGCAGAGCCGGACTTCGACTTCTTTTCAATCAATCCAGCTTTTTCCAGCTCTCGCAAAGCGTTTCTTACTGGGGTTTCGCTTTTGTGAATAGCTTTTGCAAGGCTGGCGTTTGAAAACTGTATGTAGATTCGTCCATCACTGTCAATCCAGCGGTTTTTCTTGGATAGCTGTGCTCTATCGAGTAGCAGCGCATAGATGATTTCTGCCGTCCAGCTCAAGCCCTCACATTCCAGCAGGAAGAACGGGAAGGGGGCGTGCTGGGGGGTCTTGCTCTTGTCCGTCAGGTACTGGATAGCAGATCACCCGGCCTTCGGTTTTGGCTCGTCCTCAAAAAAATACAAGCCAATTTCGCTTGTAGGGATGTCCAGAGCCTTGCACAGGCCGGAAATATCCCGCGCGGTAAAAGGCAGCCTGCCCGTCATTCGCGCTGTCAGGGTGCTGGGCGGGATGCCTGCCCGCCGGGCGGCTTCAGCCTGCGTCAGCTCGCACTCCGCGAAGCGCACACGCAGTTTGTGAAATTTGCGGTACATCGTTCATCCCTCACTTTCTACCAGTTCTTCCAGCGGTACGCCCAGCGCGGCAGCAATGCGCTTTGCCGTGTTGGCGTTGACGCTACCGCCGTTCATTGCTTTACTAAGGCACGGACGGGAAAGCGTCATTTCCTGTGCAAGCTGAATCTGCGTCTTGCCGGTGCAGATGAGTGCACATTTCGCTTTTTGCTTATTGAATCGCACTATGTTCATCTCCTTACAGCCGGTTTTTTGTTTACGTTTGACTGCATATAAATCATAGCATACTTTTTGCGTGATGTCAATAGTAAACATTTTTCTTTTTGTTTGCGTAAACATTGTAAACACTTCTTCCACATGGTAAAATAAATTGGGTAGGTGATATAATGATAACTTTTGGTCAGCTTATGCAAAAAAAGCGAAAGAGTGCCGGGCTTACACAAGAACAAGTTGCCGAAAAAATGGGTGTCAAGCGCGCCACTTATGCACAATATGAATCTGACAAGCGAACCCCTAAAACATTAACATTGAAAAAAATAGCGGATGCACTTGGGTGCCCAATAGATGATTTAATAGCATATAATGAAGTTTTAGAGGATCTAGCAAGTCCAAAAAGTAGAGCCGATACAATTATTGATTGCTTAACCGATGAGGGAGTAAAAAACTTTCTTGAATACGGCGATATGCTAGTAAGTAATGATAAATTTTTCAATCCAAATGCTCCTATTGCTCCTGTAGATATGAAATATTTAACACGGTTTGGCGGTTCCCCTGATGCAAAAAAATAAAGCCCGCTGCACAGAGCACAGCAGGCGGCGGGGTGGGTACGTTCCAAAACGGTACGTACCCACTGATGGGCAATCATTGACATAGAAAAGGGGGGGTGCAGCCAGATGAACAAGCGAACGAACACCGCGCAATGGGAAGAAAAATACCAGCGCTGGCGCATAGCCGTGCAGAAAGACGGCGTGAGAAAGCAGTTTTACAGCTCTACGCCGGGGCGCACAGGGCAGCGGGAAGCCAATGCAAAGGCAGATGCATGGTTAGAGAATGATATTGCGGTCAAGGCCGGACGGGTTGAGAACGTCTATCAGCTGTGGATAGAGGATCTCAAACTTACCACCAGCACAGGCAACTGGAAGCCCGTAGAAAGCCGCTGGCGCACCTGGGTGCTGCCGATCATCGGCAAAAAGAAGGTCAACACCCTTACAGACCGGGACTTGCAAACCATCATCAACAAGGCCGCTGCCGCCGGGAAGAGCCGCAAAACCTTGCAGCTGATTGCCAGCGATCTCCGGGCATTCTGCAAATACTGCCGCAAAGCAAAGCTCTCCACGTTCCTGCCGGAGGATGTACAGATACCCGCCAGCGCCCGTTACAAGGGCAAGAGCGTGTTGCAGCCTGCCGATCTGGTAAAGCTGTTCAGCATTGATACAACGCTCTACAGGGGTAAGCGGGTGCATGATGACTTTATACACGCCTACCGCTTCCAGACGCTTACAGGCTTGCGGCCCGGGGAGCTGTTGGGGCTGCGCTGGGCAGATGTGCAGGGCAACACGGTGAATGTGCGCCGATCTATCAACATCCACGGTGAGGAAACACAGGGCAAGAATCAGAATGCAATCCGGTCTTTCGTGCTGTCTGGCCTTGCCCGTGCCGTGCTGGAACAGCAGCGGGCAGTGACAGGGACACGGGAAAGCGTGTTTGAAATCAGCAGCGAACTGTATTACTGGAAGCGCTGGCAGGCCTATTGCAAGGCAAACGGCATTGACAGAATATCAGTTTACGAATTGCGGCACACTTTTGTCAGCGTGGTCAAGACGCTGCCAGAGGGCGAAATCAAAGAGCTGGTAGGCCACAGCCAGAACATGGACACCCTCGGCCAATACTCCCACGCTCTCACCGGGGACGCGGAAAACACCGCGCAGGCCGTCAATGCTGCTTTCCTCAAGCTGCTGGGAAACGGCTGATTTGTAACACACTTTTTAACACACAGTTGCTTCCAACATTCTTGTATAGTGCACAGAATGATACACGATTCAAGATAAAAATAGCGCTGGCAAGAGGATAAAATCTGACGTTTTACAGCGTTAGAACGTGGTTTATTAGTTCGATTCCCATTGCCCGCTCCATGCAAAAAAGCGCCGTGGCCTTTTGGGTCACGGCGCTTTTGTTTTGCTTTATCGGTCCCACTTATCGCACAGGGCATTGATCTGGTCGGCAAACTTGGCAAGGTCTTTGTTTGCGCCGCCCTCGTTGTGCTCGATGACCCGCAGCAGGCGCTTGCCGGCGCTGACCAGCCGCTGGAACACACTGGCAGCACGGCTCTGGCCTTCATTAGCCTTGTGCTCAATGCGGACGCGCATGCCCTCCTGCAGGCATACGGCTCCCTCGGCTCCGATGGCCCACTGTGCGCCGTTGTAGGGTGCGCAGGCAGTGAAGCCCTGTTCCGTCAAGGTCTGCACAAAGTGGTCCTCGGTCTCATCTTCGCCGTGCATCACGAACACACGCTTTGGTTTCTGCTCAAAGGAGTTCACCCACCGCAGCAGACCTTCTCTGTCCGCATGGCCGGACATGCCGGTGAGCTGGCACAGTTCTGCCTGCACCTCAATAGGTTCACCGAACAGTTTTACCGTCGTGGCACCTTCCAGCAGGGTGCGGCCCAGCGTGCCCACCGCCTGATAGCCCACGAACAGAATGGTGCACTCCGGCCGCCACAGATTGTGCTTGAGGTGGTGGCGGATGCGGCCTGCCTCGCACATACCGCTGGCCGAGAGGATGACCTTTGGCACGCGGTCTGCATTGATCATGCGGGATTCATCACTGGTCACCGTGACGCGCAGCCCCGGGAAGGTGATCGGATCAATGCCTTTTTCCAGCAGAGCGCGGGTGTCCGCATCAAAGCAGTCCGGGTCGGTATCTTTAAAGATGCGGGTCGCCTCGATGGCGAGCGGGCTGTCAATGTACACCGGGAAGTTGCCGTGTCCCTTCACAAGGCCCTTTTCCTTGATCTCACGGATAAAGTAGAGCATCTCCTGCGTGCGGCCCACCGCAAAGCTGGGAATGACCACATTGCCGCCCCGGTCAAAGGTGCGCTGCAGGATCTTCGTCAGCTCGCTCACATAGTCCGGCTTCGGGCCGTGGCTGCGGTCGCCGTAGGTAGATTCCATAAAGGCGTAGTCCGCCTCTTTGATGTAAGCAGGATCCTTGATGATGGGCTGATCCAGATTGCCGATATCACCGGAGAATACCAGCTTGGTCGTGGTCTCACCCTCGGTGATCCAAAGCTCTATGCTGGCCGAGCCAAGCAGATGGCCCACATCCACAAAGCGGGCTTCAATGCCCGGTGCAAGCTGGAAGCGCTGCTCATAGGCCTTGCCCACAAACAGCTTCATGGCTGCTTCAGCATCCTGCACAGTATACATCGGTTCCACCGGTTCTGCGCCAGAGCGCTGGCCCTTGCGGTTTTTCCACTCCGCTTCAAATTCCTGAATATGGGCCGAGTCCCGCAGCATGATGCCGCACAGCTCCACCGTGGGGTTCGTGGCATAGATCTTGCCGCGGAAGCCGTTGCGCACCAGCAGCGGCAGCATACCGGTATGGTCGATGTGTGCATGGGTGGCCAGCACCCAGTCGATCTCGCCGGGTGCCACCGGGATGGGCTGGTTCTCGTATACGTCCTTGCCCTGCTCCATGCCGCAGTCGATCAAAAAGCGCTGCCCAGCCGCTTCGATCAAAGTGCAGCTGCCGGTGACCTCATGGTTCGCGCCCAGAAATGTGATCTTCATAAAAACACCTCCGGCTTTATTTCTTCTGTACCCTTAGTATAGCATATTCTAAAGGTACACGCCGCACAAATCGCATGGCTTTTCTCAGGCATTTTGCCGAAAGGTTGAAAAATTTTTTATACAATCTTGACAAACCACCCCTTTCTGTTATAAACTTAAACTTGTATGACGTTCGTTCGTATTTTATGAGTTTTAATAATAGAGAGGTTGAATTTTATGGTTCGTAACGATTTGCGCAACGTTGCCATTATCGCTCACGTTGACCACGGCAAGACCACCCTGGTGGACGCAATGCTGCGTCAGAGCGGCGCATTCCGCGATAATCAGGTCGTGGCTGAGCGCGTCATGGACAGCGGCGATATCGAGCGTGAGCGTGGCATTACCATTCTGGCCAAGAACTGCTCCTGCACCTACAAGGGTGTCAAGATCAATATCGTCGATACTCCGGGCCATGCCGACTTTGGCGGCGAGGTGGAGCGCGTGCTGAAGATGGTCAACGGCGTTCTGCTGCTGGTGGATGCCGCCGAGGGCTGCATGCCCCAGACCCGTTTTGTGCTGCAGAAGGCTCTGCAGCAGAACCTGAGTCTGGTGGTGGCCATCAACAAGATCGACCGCCCCGATGCCCGCATCAAGGAAGTCATCGACGAAGTTCTGTACCTGCTGATGGATCTGGGCGCTACCGATGAGCAGCTGGACTGCCCCATGCTGTTCTGCTGCGGCCGTGATGGCACCGCAAGCCTGGACCCGGATGTGCCCGGCACCGACCTGATCCCCCTGTTCGATACTCTGCTGAGCACCATCAAGCCGCCTGAGGGCGACCCTGAGGCTCCCTTCCAGATGCTGGTGTCCTCTGTGGACTACAACGACTTCGTGGGCCGCATCGGCATTGGCCGCATCCAGAACGGCGTTGCCAAGGTGGGCGAGGAAGTTGTCGTCTGTGACTGGCACAATCAGGATCTGAAGATGCGCGGCCGTCTGACCAAGCTGTACGACTTCCAGGCCAATGGCCGTCAGCCCTGCGATAACATCACCGCCGGCGATATCGTGGCATTCTCCGGCCTGCCCGACGTTACCATCGGCAATACCCTGTGCAGCCCCTCCAATGTGGAGCCGCTGCCCTTCGTGAAGATCAACGACCCCACCGTGGAAATGACCTTCTCCG